TGCATATAGTTTATACTATTTATACTAACAAAGAACTTGTAGTTTGTCAAGTTTAAACTTTAGCAGATGCTTCTACTAACAGATTCATTTCAACTTCTGGGTATTCAGCATTTAATGCTTCTAGTGAATCTTTTGCAGATGCCATTGCATCAACTAGTTTTCCCATTTCTTCAAAATGTTGTGGATGCTCGCCAATCGCAACTGGCTTGTTTAGATATATTTCAAGTGTACAATGTGCTTCTTGATAAGATGCATCATATCTCGCTTTTAGTGCTTTAATCATATTATTTTTCATAATTATCTCCAATTTTCTCTGTTCATATATGTTTTAAGTATTTCAGATGTAACACTTTTGTCTTTTGTAGACCTTTCAATGCCACTAAATCCAGGCATACTATTTACCTCAAGAATATATGGTTGTTCTTTTTCTCTATTTTTAGATGGTAAAAAGTCAACTCCAACTAAATCACCATTTACTAATTTTGCAGCCTTAATAGAATCTTCTAATTCTAATTCTGTAAGTTCTATTGATTCAACCTCTGCACCTAAAGATGCATTACTTCTGGCATCACCAGAAATCAAACCTCTTTTCATTGATGCAATCACATTTCCTCTTAACACAATAACTCTAACATCATACTCAATCTTAATATGTTCTTGTAATATCAAATCAATATTTTTAGTTAAAAGAGATAACATTTGAACAGTTGGGTGTAGTGAACGCAAACTCTCCACGATAATAACACCAACACCAGTTTGACTTCCACTAGATGCTTTTAAAATAACTGGAAATTTTAAGTCTTCCATAATTCTTTTAGAGTCATCTGAATATGTAACTGGAATAGTTTTTGGGGTTCTAAGTCCATTCAATCTGAACAATTCGTTGCAATAATATTTGCTTGTGCAAGCATCCCAAGTTTCTATAGATGGTACAGTTTTAAAACCTTTATTCTCTAAAAGTTTTATCATGTCCACCCATCTTCTATTAGAAGTAAATCCAAGAGTGCCTAATCCTCTAGGAAATATTAATGTATTTTCTGGATTAATTTCAAATGGTTTTTGAAAATCTGACTCTCCATCTTCTGATGGTTTGATAGACAAACCAGTTTTTTCATCAAAAGCAAAAGAGTGTAAAAATAACTTATCACCCTTTTCTTCAATACGACTACCTTGAAATTCAGCATGAAACAAATCAACACCAACAGCATTGGCAGCCTTGGTCATTAATTTATAATCTGGTGCATCTTGTTTACCAACATCTCTTAAATGTTCATGTGAATTATGAAACATAACCAGTTTATAAGCTTCTTCTTTCTGTTCTGTAATGAATGACTTAAATTTTTCCAAGATTAGGCCTCTCGTTTTTTACCTATGTTGTATTTAGTTTCAAGAGTCCATTCATCTTTTTCTTTAAATGAAATTATTTTGATTTGACTTAATGGTGCAATAGGTTCTAGTTCACCCTTTACAATCACTAAACCCCAATCACCTAACAACTTAGCGATTGTATTTCGTCTTGCAATATCGTTCTCTGAAATATTTGTATCTTTTCCATCAAGTGCAAATAGTTCTTTAAAATGTACAATATAGTATTTTGATTTTTTATGAAGTACATGACACGATTGATATAGTTTTCGTTCTTTTCTAGAAGCAACACCAATTCGTGAAAGTGTTTCTCTTATCTTTAAGAAGTCATCTGGTTCTTTCAGTTCGACTTCTAACATCTGCTCCTGTGTCCAATTAATATTTTCCATTTCTACCACCTTTGTTCAAACTATCTTTGATAGTCTTTATCTGTTCATCATTAAGTAGTTTAAGAGCCGACTTTGCTTTTTCATTATTATATCCATAATACTCTTTAACATACTCTAGATTCTTTTGTTTACTCGCCTTCAGCCAAGGAGTGAATCTTTTCCTTGTTCGTAAACTATTTAGTAAAAAGTCAAACTGTAACTTCTTATCTAGTTGGTGGTGTTTATTCATCTCATTTACCAGAAAGATTGTATCTGGGAAAGGTGCAAGACACTTGTTAACAATGAAAGGTGGGTACTTCTTTTCCCACATCTCATCATCTGTGTCCATGAGATTTGTCTTTTCATGATTGATTGCATTTAGATAGTCCTTGAGTTCATAACTCATTTGAACTTCGCCTGACCCATGATTTCAGTCATACAAGCAAGTAGATTTATCTCTTGGTCTGATACAAAGGCGGCTTTATATTGATACTCAGCAAGGATAACAACAACATGGGGAATAGTAGAACCATCCAGATTATCATAAAGGGAATCGTAAATACGGCGAAAAATACGAACTGCATCATTATCAAGGTTGTGAACAATCCATTTACGAACATTGGTAAACTCTTTGTCTTTAAGTGATTGTATAAGTTCATTGATATTACTTTCTGATATGTTTACAAGAACACCAGCATCAATAGTACCAGATGCAGAGTATCTTTGTAGTTCATTAAGAACCCTTCTCCAATCTGGAAAGAACTTGTTCATAAGTTCTGCAACAGCCTTAGGTTCAAACTTTATGTTCTCACTATTTAGAATGTCTCCAACTCTTGCATAAAATTTATTTGCAAGTTTAGGTTTCTGACTATTAGGAATGATAAAGTCTACAACAGAACACCTAGAGTGCAATGGTGGTATCAATCTATTCTTATAGTTACAAGTTAGTATGAATCCACAGTTCTTGTGAAATTCTTCCATGAACCCACGAAGCGCTGGTTGTGTGGATTGAGGATTTAGATAGTCTGCCTCATCAATGATTAGGTATTTTCTACCACCCTCAAGTGAAACAGTTGATGCAAAGTTTTTGATTTTAGTTCTAAGTACATCAATACCAGATTCTTCAGAACCATTTATCATCATATAAGTTGCACCAATTTCATCAATCATTGCTTTTGCAACTGTGGTTTTACCCACACCTGGCCCACCAGACAAAATTATATTTGGGATATGTCCATCAGCAACAAACTGTCCAAATGTCTTTTTTAATTCTTCTGGTAAAATACAATCATTAATCTTGGTTGGTCGATATTTCTCGACCCACAAAAAAGTTTCCATAATATAATCCTTTCAACTTAAACTGTGTAAGTTGATTCAGGCTCTAGTGCAATCCAATACTCTACATCAGAACTTTTGTTCTTATAGTGACTAATATTCTTAGATGAGATTTCTACATCATAAGTACCATCAAGAAGTTTCATATTTTCTACTTTGAAGAAAAAGTTAAACTGACCATCTCCAACTGTATCAACATCAAGAGAATAATTATTTGCAGTATCATTCTTTTTATCTTTCACAGTAAGAGAAGATACATCATCTTTTCTTTCAAGAACCATATCTGGAGCACCAATCGCACCAGCAGCACGTTTTAGTTTAGATAAGTCTTCATTACTCATAGTAAACTTAACTTCTTCAGAAGGCATAGTAATCATTTTACTAGGACTTGTAACAACAGATGGGTCTGAATAAAAATACTTCATCTTAGTTGTAGGTTTAGTTTCTTCACTAATCATAACATGACTACCATTAAAATCAAGAACTGGACTAGTAAACAAAGACAATGCACCTAGAAATTCGTTCAAGTCATAGATTGCCATTTCTTGTGGAAATGTTTCTTCAACTTCAGCCTTTGCAACAATATTTTTCATTGCAGACATTGTTGCGATTGTGTTGCCTTGTTTAATCACTAAATTTTGATTAATAGTTGCAAAGTTCTTCAATACAGAAGTTGTGTGGTTACTTAGTTTCATTATTTAATTTCTCCAGTTTATTTGTGTATAATGCTATTATACCATAATGTATCACTTTTAGCAAGTCTTTTCTGTCCTTGCCGTTCTTTTTTCCATATCGTTGTGCATACTTTAGTATGTTACCGATACAAAACCCTTCACCATGACCACCATCAATAATAAATTCAGTTGCCTGAAACTTATTCTTACTATAGTGTTCGCCATAAGTGTTATCAATATAAGACTTTAGTTCTAATAAAACTTTATCTTCATCATATTTGTAATCAATTTGTTTCTTCATTTTTACTCACTTTTTTCATAACATTAATATTAGCAGAGAAAGTTCTACGTTCACCTTCTCCAAAGAATGGATTCACAGAGTGTCTTAACCATGATGGAAACATAATCATTGTTCCTACTTCTGGTTTAACATATTCCTCTGTAGCTGGTCTTAACATATTTGTATCTCGCATACCATGAGTACCCCAAGTAAAATATGTAAATCCGTCAGTTGCTCCACTTGCACCATTTAATCCATTAAATTCTTCTGATGGATTTGGAAGAGCTGCGATTTGGTCTGGAACTTTTAGATAAAGAATACACGACAAACCAATTGGTGTTTTACTGCCGTGGTCGTGTAAAGGATTGTAGTCACCCTCGTAACTATGTACTGTCCACATATCATCAACATCAGTTTCATATTCTTCATCTGTAACTTTTTTCATATAAGAAGATGCAAGTTTTCCTAGTATGTTAGAAACTTCATTTCCAGCATCATCTTTTGGAAAATTTAACTGTGCAGACTTTTCACTACGATTAATTTGACCAACAAGGTTTGAGGAAAAATCATCTGCATTAGGAATAAGTTCATCATCAATATGAGAGTTAATCACTTCAACAACTTTTGATGGTATTTCAACTTTCATCATATGAACTGCAACTTGTGGCCTCATAACAATTGTCATACCACCTTGTGATTCAGTTCCAGGCATTTGTGTTTCTGGTTGAAACTTTGGATTGAAAATATTATTTAAAGGTAGTTCATCTAACTTACCCTCTTTTTCATATTCATTATATTGTTTTCTAAATTCTTGTGTTTTATTTTTTCTGTATCTTTTTTGTTTTGCTTCAATTAAAACTTCTTCATCTGAAATTCCAGGCATAGAAATTTTAACAATTTTAATATCTTTTTCAGTTGGTTCTATTTTTGCAACTTCTTCTTGGTCGTATGTCCAAGTGAAAGTCACATCATTTGATGGTGTTGCAACTGCACCATTTGTAAGACCACCAGGCGGTAGGTCATATGATTTTAAACCCATAATATATCTCCTAATTCAATATAATCATTATGACATAAAGATAGGGTTTTGTCAACCCTATCTCTACTTTTATTTTACTTTATTTTAATGAGGCGTGGTTTCTTTTCTTCTGGAACAATCTGTTCTAACTCGATTGTCAAAAGACCATTTTCTAACTTAGCATCATTGACTACAACATCATCTGCAAGTGTAAACTTACGATTGAACTTTCTATAAGAGATTCCTCTATGTAGTGTCCACTCGTCATCTACTTCAGAACTTTCTTTTACAGAACGAACTGTAAGTACACCATCTGCAACTTCTAATTCAATATCCTCTTTACTGAATCCAGCAAGAGCCAATTCAATAGTATATTTGAAGTCTTCTACCTTTTGAATATTGTAAGGTGGAAAGCCAGTAGACTGTTGTTGATGTTTGACATAATCGGTTAGACGATTAAATTGTCTATCAAATCCTACGGCATATGGTGTTAGTTGATTTAGATTGTCAAAAAGACTAAGTGTATTATATGTTTTTCTTACCATGTTTATCTCCTTTTAAAGCAAGATTATATTAGTGACCCTTAATGGCATCACTTATTATATATAAGGATTGTAACCCTAGATTACAACCCCTACAATAATTTTTTTTATTATATATTATTAACCATATCTGCAAGATTATCTACCAAAACTAATTCAAAAGTAACACCTTGTAATGCCATTTGTTTTTTAAGTTTTATACATCTTTCATTTAAAGCATTAATATATCTTTTACCTCTAGAATTTATTTGTCCATTATAGTCATATACCAACCACATTTCATCTCCATAACAACCAGAAACTAAATTCATAAAAACATGGGATAATTTATCAAAATGTGATTCGACATTACCTAATTGTTTACACTCAATATGAATTTTTCTATCATTAGTAACAATTTCAAAATCTCCTTGTCTATTCAAATTGAAATGACATTTAAATTTTGGTTTTTTATTGACTTGAAGCCCACCATTTATCATTATTTGTTTACATATATCTTCAAACATTTTGCCCGATTTAGCAGCTGATTTTCCAGCTACTGGTCTTAAATCGGTACAAAATTGTTCACCAAACAAATTATTTTGTATATCAAGTTGTGGTTTTATTCTATCGTTTAATATTTTGGCATCAATAAACATCATATCCTCATTATATATTTTTTTTAAAAGAACCTAGAATTGAGGTTCTTCTAATGGATTTTGTTTTACAGTTGGAATATCTGTAACTTCTTCTAAAGGATTTACACCAGCATCAATCTTGGTGTATAAGTCCATGAAAGACTCTTTAGTGTCATCATCAA